GGCGCGAAGCAATTAAAGAATTAGTAAAGGTAGCAAAAGAAAAGATCGTTGACTCAGAAGAAGATATATCTGCTGACAGACTTAAAAATGCTGCCGCTACTAAAAAGCTTTGCATATTTGACGCTTTCGAAATATTGAATAAAATTCAAGAGGAAGAACAAATAATTGCTGATTCTGGCAATAAAGCAAATAAACCTACTTTTAAAGGCTTTGCAGAGGGGAGATCTAAGTAATGGCTTACGAACAAACATTATATAAAATTACAAAAGATTATATAAAACCTTCTGTAATTAGTAAAAAAAATCGCTACGCCAAATGGGAATACGGTTATAACAAAGAATACGACGTTGTTGTAATTAGTAAAACTGGAAAGATAGGCGATATATACGAAATTGGTAATGTAATGATTGCATTACCCAAAACAGAAAGCCCAAAAAACCTAGGGGAAAATAAGTGGAAAGCCACTGAGTATCCTAAGTTATTAAAAAAAATTAAAAGTGTTCAAGATTGGAATGCTTATCCAAATAGTTTTAAAGAGCAATGGCATCCATATATAGATGAAGAATTTGAAAGACGTGAAAAAGGGTTTTGGTTTATTAATAAGGGCAAGCCTACTTACATTACTGGCACTCACTACATGTACCTGCAGTGGTCCAAAATTGATGTCGGATTACCGGACTTTAGGGAATCAAATAGATTATTCTATATATTCTGGGAAGCCTGCAAAGCGGATTCAAGATCGTACGGTATTTGTTACCTTAAAAATCGACGCTCTGGATTTTCATTCATGTCGTCGGGAGAAACAGTTAATTCAGCTACGATATCTTCAGACTCTAGATTCGGCATACTATCTAAATCAGGAGCTGATGCTAAAAAAATGTTTACGGATAAAGTTGTACCAATCTCGGTAAACTATCCGTTTTTCTTTAAGCCGATACAAGACGGTATGGACCGTCCAAAAACAGAGTTAGCTTACAGAGTGCCTGCTTCTAAATTTACCAGACGTAAGCTAGAAGACAATCAAATGGCTACTGAGCTCGACGGGCTAGACACAACTATTGATTGGAAAAACACAGGTGATAATAGTTATGATGGTGAAAAATTAAAGTTACTTGTTCACGATGAATCGGGCAAATGGGAAAGACCTACAAATATACTTAACAACTGGCGAGTAACTAAAACTTGTTTAAGATTAGGTAGTAGAATTATTGGTAAATGCATGATGGGATCAACATCAAACGCTTTAGATAAAGGGGGTAAAAACTTTAAAAAATTATACGATGGCTCAAATGCCTTGTTAAGAAATAAAAATGGGCAAACTAAAACAGGTTTATACAAACTGTTTATTCCTATGGAATGGAATTATGAGGGTTTTATTGATCAGTACGGTTATCCTGTGTTTGATACTCCAAAAAAAGAAACGTTAGATCCACAAGGAAATTTAATTACAGAGGGTGTAATACAACACTGGGAAAATGAGGTTGATGGATTAAAAGATGATGCTGACGCATTAAACGAATATTATCGGCAGTTTCCAAGAACAGAACAACACGCTTTTAGAGATGAAGCTAAACAATCCATTTTTAATTTAACGAAGATTTATCAACAAATAGATTATAACGAAGAATTAAAAAATTCTGCTATGGTTACTCAAGGTAACTTTCAGTGGGAAAACGGAATTAAAGACACTAAAGTAATGTTCTATCCAAATAAAAATGGTAGATTTTTTATTACTTGGGTACCAGATCAAGAACAACAAAATAACTTAATAATAAAAAATGGTATTAAATATCCTGGCAATGAGCATTTGGGAGCTTTTGGATGTGATAGCTATGACATTAGTGGTGTTGTTGGTGGCGGGGGATCTAACGGATCGCTTCATGGATTAACAAAATTTTCTATAGAAAACGTACCGCCCAATCATTTTTTTCTTGAATATATTGCAAGACCTTCAACAGCGGAAATGTTTTTTGAAGATGTGCTAATGGCTATTGTATTTTATGGTATGCCTTTATTAGCAGAAAATAATAAACCTAGATTACTTTATTATTTAAAACGTAGAGGATATAGAGGATTTAGCATTAATAGACCAGATAAAACATACAACAAATTATCATTAGCAGAAAGGGAAGTAGGGGGAATACCTAATTCAAGTGAAGATATAAAACAAGCACACGCATCAGCTATAGAAACATATATAGAAGATTTTGTAGGAGAAAAAAAAGATGGCTATGGAGATATATATCTTCAAAGAACTTTAGAGGATTGGGCTAAGTTTGATATAAATAATAGAACAAAACATGATGCTTCTATAAGTTCAGGATTAGCTTTAATGGCATGCAATAAGCATAGATATAATCCTAAAGGAATAACTAAAATTAAATCATATTCTTTGGGTTTTAAAAAATATAACAACGAGGGATCTACTTCAAAAATAATACAATAAATGAATGTAAGTACAAATACTAATAGCCCATTTCCAGATCAAGTAGTAAGCGATGCTGAGAAAGCTACCTGGGAATACGGACTTCAAGTAAGTAGAGCTATAGAACAAGAGTGGTTTAATTACGGAGGAAGCGGTTCAAATCGTTACGCAACAAATTGGAATAATTTTCATAGTTTACGTCTATATGCTAGAGGAGAGCAAAGCGTTCAGAAATATAAAGATGAGTTAGCTATTAATGGAGACTTGTCTTATCTTAATTTAGATTGGAAACCAGTTCCTATATTATCTAAATTTTCTAATATAGTAGCTAATGGCATAACTCAAAAACAATACGATTTAACCTCGTATGCTCAAGATCCAGAATCTTTAAAAAAGAGAACAGATTTTGCTGAGGATTTATTATTTGATATGTTAACTAAAAATGAGCAAGCTGAGGCATCTCAAGTTATAGATATAAATTTAAGTAGATCTAATATATCACCAGATAATCTACCTGAGTCTTTAGAGGAAAGAGATCTTCACATGCAGCTTAGCTACAAGCAAGCTATTGAGGTGGCAGAAGAAGAAGCTATTAATACCGTATTAGCTACTAATGAATTTGATTTAACTAAAGCAAGGGTAAATCAGGATTTAGTTAATATAGGTATAGGAATAACCAAAACTTCTTTTAATACGGCAGAAGGTATTGTAGTTGATTATGTTGATCCAGCTTATTGCGTTTGGTCTTATACAGAAGATCCTCACTTTGAAGATATATATTATGTAGGAGAAGTTAAATCAATAACTATACCCGAACTTAAAAAAGAATTTCCTAATATATCTAATGAAGAATTAGAAAGAATTCAAAAAATGCCTGGTAATCAAAGAATGATAAGAGGTTTTGAAAACTATGATTACAACACTGTCCAAGTATTATACTTTGAATACAAAACTTATACAGATCAAGTATTTAAAATAAAAAGAACAGATTCTGGCTTAGAAAAAGCAATCGAAAAAACTGATGAATTTAATCCTCCCCCAAATGACAATTTTGAAAGAGTTTCTAGATCTATAGAAGTTTTGTACGAAGGGGCTAAAGTTATTGGGACAGATATGATGCTTAAGTGGGAAATGTCAGAGAACATGACAAGACCTTTAGCTGATACGACTCGCGTTGAAATGAGTTATTCTTTATGTGCTCCCAGAATGTATAAAGGAAAAATACAATCCTTAATAAGTAAATGTATAGGTTTTGCTGATGTTATTCAATTAACTCATTTAAAAATACAGCAAGTATTATCTAGAATGGTACCCGATGGAATATTCTTAGATATGGATGGATTAGCTGAGGTGGACTTAGGTAATGGAACAAATTATAATCCGGCGGAAGCATTAAATATGTATTTCCAAACTGGTTCTGTTGTAGGTAGATCTCTTACTCAAGATGGAGATATGAATAGAGCTAAGGTGCCTATACAAGAATTGTCTTCTTCTAGTGGAATAGGAAAAATACAATCTCTTATTACTGCTTATAATTATAATATGCAAATGATTAGAGACGTTACAGGATTAAATGAAGCAAGAGATGGATCTCTGCCTTCTGCGGATTCGTTAGTAGGTCTACAAAAAATGGCAGCTAACGCATCTAATGTAGCAACTAAGCACATACAAGACGCTAGTATTTTCTTAGCGCTTAGCACTTGTGAAAACATTTCTTTAAAAATAGCAGACGTATTAAATTTCCCGCTTACTAAAAATTCATTAATGAATAGCGTATCTACTTTTAACGTTGAGACTTTAAGAGAAATGGAAAATTTAAATTTGCATGACTTTGGTATATATTTAGAAATGGAACCCGATGATGAAGAAAAAGCCGAGCTAGCTGCTAATATAAATGCTTCTTTGCAGCAGGGCAGCATTGATATAGAAGACGCTATTGATATACGTCAAGTTAAAAATCTTAAGCTAGCTAATCAAATGTTAAAGCTTAAGCGCAAGAAAAAATTAGAAAGAGAACAAGCTGCAACACAACAAAACATACAAGCCCAAGCGGAAGCAAATGCTCAAGCATCTGAAAAAGCTGCAATGGCAGAAGTGCAAAAACAACAAGCTTTAACAGCAGAAAAAGTTGCTATAGAACAAGCTAAGTCCCAATTTGAAATACAAAGAATGGAAAGGGAAGCTCAAATAAAGAAACAGCTAATGGCAACAGAGTTTGAATACAATATGCAATTAGCTCAAGCTCAATTAGGTGCCACTAAACAAAAAGAGGCGGAAATAGAAGATAGAAAAGACAAAAGAGTAAAAATACAGGGGACTCAACAAAGCGAATTAATACAGCAAAGACAAACAGAAGGAATGCCTAAGAACTTTGAATCACAAGGCAATGACGTAATGGGTGGATTTGATCTGTCTTCGTTTGATCCTAACTAAATAAGTATTTAATAATTATATAATATTATATCATGAATGAACAAACAAAAACGGAAGGATCTTTTAAGATACAATCCAAGCCAAAGCTAACTGATGAGCAGTTGGCCGCAAAAAACAAGGAGCCTTTAATAGATGTTCCAAGTAATGTAACTAGAGTAGTAATTCCTAAAGAAGAAAAAGATGCCGTTCAAGAGTCAAGCCCAGATGGTATGGATGAGAATAAACCAGCCGGAGATGTACAAGAAGTGGCGGAAGGAACACCCGAACCAGTCATTAAAGAAATTACCGAAGAAGAAAAAGTAGAAGAAAAAGTAGAAGTAAAAGCCGAAGAACCGGCAGCAGAACCTCAGCCTATTCAAAATGATTTGCCAGAAAATATAAATAAACTGGTGGACTTTATGAAAGAAACAGGGGGTACTATGCAAGATTACATTAGACTTAGCACTAACTATGAAGATGTTGACAGAGACACTCTCGTAAAAGAATATTATAAAAGTACTAAACCTCACTTGTCGCAAGAAGAAATTGATTTTATGATCGAAGACACTTTCGCATTTGATGAAGATATTGATGAAGAGCGAGACATCAAAAGAAAAAAACTCGCATACAAAGAAGAGGTTTCAAAAGCCCGTAAGTTTTTAGAGGATACTAAAGAAAAATATTATGATGACATCAAGTTGAAGTCACCTAGTCTTTCTGAGGATCAACAAAAGGCATCGGATTTTTTTAATCGATATAAGGAGGATCAAGAAAGAAACTCACAAAACCATGAGAAGTTTAAAACTCAAACTGAACAATTATTTAATAAAGATTTCGAAGGTTTCGATTTTAATTTAGGAGAAAAAAAGTTTAGATATGGAGTTCAAAATGCTACTCAAGTGGGGGAAAAACAATCGGACATT